TGAAGCGATTGCTGGAGCGTTGCCCCCTGCTGTACAGGATGCGATGCCAGAGTTGCCGGTTGAAACTGGTCCTGCTATCCCTTCGATTTCATTGCCTGGTGGCTGATCCAATTAATTCCCCTGCTCACTACACCAAAGGTCGTATTGAAGCGATTGAGGTGATTGAGGATGTTGTGGCAGGTGCTCCAGAACCTGTTGCGGGTTACCTTGTTGGGCAGTGCTTGAAGTACTTGCTCAGGGCTTGGCACAAGGGCAATCCTGCTGAAGACTTGCTAAAAGCGCAGTGGTATCTCAACCGTGCTGTAGCCAAAATCAATTCTTGACGTGCCAAAAATTCCAGAGATCAAAGAGATCCCAAGTCCAAGGCCAATACCAGATCCCGTAATACCCAAAGTTCCACCCATTACGACATGGATGGATATCCCAACGGCAGACATGCCGGTATACAACGCTCTGGACTTGACCCCTGGGATTGCACCGCCGGAAACCCCTAAAACGACGGTGCAACCATCAGAAGGGAAAAAACCGGAGGGTGTTTTACGCCCTCCGATTCCGTCCGTGGCCGAAGAAGCGTCTCAAACCTCTTCGCCATCAATGGTAGAGCAAAAGTTACCGTGTCCGCCACCTGACGCAATTCCTTTAGGTGCGCGGAATAAATCTCAAACCGCCGTCATAATTGGTTACGAGCGCAATGAAGTAACGGGAACTTGTGAGCCAATTCTTAAACCGCTGGACGTACCAACCATCATCGGCAATTATTTGCCGGGGGCACCAGTCATAGTCACAACGGCCGCTATTGCGGCTATGGCGACGAGTGTTGCTGTTGCGTCTAGGCCGCTAGGTGATGTGGTGCTGAAGATCGTGAAGCCTACAGTGAAAAAGGTGACTAAGATGATTTTGAAAAGAAAGGGGGAACGTCCTATTGCTTTGCGGGATCGGATTCTTGCTCAACGGGATAGGAATCGGGCGATTCTTGCGCTACGTCGTTCACTGAAACCTTAGGGATTGTATGCACATGCGGAGGCAAAACACCAGGCGGGTTCGTCAAAACCACGTCCGCACATATAACCGAAAAAGGCGATTCAGGGTGGAACATGACACCATCTTTAAGCAATTTCGCGCAATTTTTCAGGCGTGCAATTTCGTGGTTCAAGCGCTTGTCTGCCAGCTGGGCCTCCAGAAGCTCTACATTCTTTTGCGCCGCCTTCCTGCAAAGCTTCACATGATTGCGGTCGAGAGGGATTGATATTGTTGCTGCAATTCCAGCACTAAGTGACAAGTTTGTTTTTTGCCCTGTTCTAATTGGCTGCATATACAACACCTCTCCTGGTGAATCTGGCACACCATCCGGCATTGGATTGCCCTCAACATCGAAAGCACCCTCTAAATCACGAGTGTTATATACAGGGTCGTCATAGTATCTTTCTGTTGGTGTACTCCAGTTTGTTGTACCTTGCATGAAAGGACCAATGCTTAGAGTGGCCCCCTGACAGCTGACTCCGCCTCCATAGGTGTTCGTAAACTGCCTTGAAGGTATATTTTGCACGGCCATATTTGTTACCGAACCGCTACTGTTCGCTACAGGGGCTGCAGTGCTTGAGACTTGTGCGTTGACTGGGGCAGTAAACGCAAGCAGCAGTAGTACTGATGCGCGTTTCATGTCATGCAATAGCCGGACTCGCAACCATCTTGCTCGTCAATCCACTCAGGGAATAATCCAAGCTGATTAGGGATGCAGCTTTCTAATGGGCGACCGTGTCTTGTTAAATATCCAGGATCTTTCCCCATTGCTAGTGAGCGCTTGCAAAGCGTTTCTTCAAGTTTAACTGCCTTTTCAAACAATTCCGGCCTTTCACGTTTACGGTGCGTCCACGCTTCTGTCGTGTGATAAGGACAAAACCAGCAAGATGATTTAGGAGGTTGTGGCAGCCCTGCTTCCTTGACTATTTCCAAACACATGGAACGATCAATATTAAGTTCAATCAATGGATAAGCTTTAGTGTAACCGTCGCCGTCCTTCGCTGGCTTCGCGCGATGCGGCTCATCAGTGCTAATTCCAACACCTAAAACACAGCCAGGTGCATTATGCCTTATCCACTTAGCAATTGGCAAAATTTTCCATTGCGTAGTACAGCATCTAAAACCCAACCCTCCGTTCTGGTAATGCAATGGTAAAGCAATTTGTTTTTCGTTTGTCATGCAATCCTCGTAAAGATCAACTTTTTCGCCTTTGCGATTTGTTTTGTGAACCTCAACCCATTTAATACCATGCTTTACTGCAAATGGTTTAGTAATTTGTTCTACATAGCGCATTGTGTCTGGCGACTCAGCCTTGTCTCCGACATTGGCAAACACAAAGGTTTGATAGGGAATGCGGCCTTGAGCGGCTAAAACCAAGCAAGCGGTTGATTGAACGCCACCACCAGAAGAAAAGACGTAATTCATTGACTAAACGTAGAAGTAGTTTCAGTTAGCTGTTCAATGTCCGTTTCGCGGACGATGACCGTGTGTTGCGTAAGCCCTGGACCAGAGTAAGTTTCCGAGAACTGAAACGCACCACCTTCTTCCACAATGTTCCACCCAGGTTTATCAGTAGGATCAAGCCCCACCCAGCGACTAGTAATACCATCAACAGTTTGAGAAGTGTAATTTAATGACATTGGAGCAATGACATCGTCAGGCTTCACGTTTGAGCCTGATGCAGTGTACTCCCAACCAGTGCGATAGGTCGAAGAGTTAATCACCTCATTTATCTTGGTTTTCGTGGTTGTCGTGCTACTGGTTGACCCTTGCTGGAAATTAGGAATGACTGGAATAGCAAACGCAGCTGCTGCATCCAGCAGGATGAATGCAGCAAGCAATCTAAGTCTCATTTAACAGTTAGCTCCTGAATCACCTGTCCTATAGCTGTAGTGCCCGCCGAACCTGCTGTAATAGTAATAGCACCATCCGTGGCAATTGTGCCAGCGAGATCACCTTTAACTCCGCCCGAGGTTGTTGTGGTGCTGCCAAAAATAGGAAGGCTTGGTACTACTCCAGATGTGACTGTTGTTGATAAAATTGCCGGAACATCGTCGCCTTCGGTATATGATTCTGCGTATGAAAACGCATCTCCAGCGGTAGTAATGCTGTATTCACCTGGAGTGTATCCAAGAGCAGTACCAGAGGTGAGCGTGCCAAGTACAGGCTCAGTGCTGAGAGTTACGTTGTTGCCACTGACGGCGAATGAACTTGGGATTCGCGTTGCAACCGAACCTGCTCCGTCCACAGTGAGTTGCACCGAGGTGGAGATTTTGTTGATGACATCAGCTTGAACTGGAGCGGCAATAAGTACGGCCCCTATTGCCAGGATGAAGTACTTCATTTGGGCTTGGCGGTGGTTTGCTGTTCCTTAATTGTAGGCTCCTCTTTTTTCTTTCTGTTCCCTCCTACAGCTAAACCAAAGGAAGCTGCGGTTCCACTCAAAATGGAGGCTGGGTACGTCGGATCCAGGCTTTGCTTGAACACACCTAAGTAATTCGCTGTCAAAATAGCCATTGCCCAGCCAAGGAGGACAATTTTGACGACGTCACCAAGACGTGAGTTTGATTCCTCCTGCTCCTCTTGCTTCGCTGGCTTGTCAAGTGTTTCTGCCATGATGGTTGCAGTTGGTGACGGAGCATGGTTGAAGTCTGGGCCGCCGTCGCTGGTGCGTCAATCACAGTTGCTGGTATTGGAGCTAGCGGTTTAAATCGGCAAAGTCAGCAAGGCAGAGATTCTCTAGTGCGCTTGACGACAGCTGTTGACAACCTAAGCGGCAGGTTGGATGTCTTGCATTCAGACATCAAGTCCAAAGATTTAGAGGTTTTTGCCCGGCTGAGCGAACTAGAACGTAGTGTTGCAAGGCTGGAAGGACATTCTGATCGGCACTAGACTGTACATAATCGCATTTGAACCAATGCTGTTATTGATCAAGCCAATTCTGTTCAGATTTCTTCAGTCTGAAGGGGTCAAGAAGATGGTGGTTGAGATGCTGGAGGCTTACGTCAAAACAACTGACAACTCAATCGACGACCATTTGGTTGGCCTAGTAAAACAAAACCTGTTCTCAGCCAAATGAAAGAGCGGTGGGTACTGGTTGCAGGCTGGATTTTGCTGGGAGGTGCATCCGCGATACTCATCGCTTGCACTAGCTTGATATTCGTGTCTGGATACACTATCGGGCAAGGCGCAGAATGTGAGTCATCACTAAAGTGAAGAAACGGGCTTGGTTTTCTATGGGCTTGCTGTCATTGCTACCGTTTTTCCAGCATTTCAGGGATGACTCTCCTCACCAACTTGCAGCTATTAAAGAGCTTGAAGAATCCATTGACCCGAAACTACTTAAAACGGATGCCGAATGGTTTGAATCATGGAAGGCATCTGGATACGATCAAGAAATCTACATGCCATACTTTACCCAAAACGATGATAAGCACGAGCCCTATCGTCGCTGCTTCTCGTCAGCCGCAGCTATGGTGGCTGCGTATTATAAAAAAGTCGAGACAGATGATGAATACAATCAAATCCGTGCCAAGTTTGGTGACACAACGTCTGTCCAAGCCCAGCTCGAAACACTAAGAAGCCTTGGCCTCAATGCAGAATTTAGACAAGATGGAGACGCTGAGCTTGTTGAGCTGGAAGTTGAAAACGGAAGGCCTATTTTGGCTGGGTATTATCACCACGGAGACATTAGTCTGGGCCATTCAATATCATGCGGAGGTATGGGTTGCGGCCATTGGGTAGTGATTTCTGGTTATTACGGAAAAAATAGCTCTGATCCTGGCTATATTTTACAGGATCCAAGAGGTGAACCTGACTTAATTAAAGGTGGACACAAAAACCCTCACAGGGGAAGGGATGTCAAGGTTTTGCAGCGTGAGTTCAAGCCGCGCTGGGAAGTAGAAGGAAACAGAACCGGATGGGTAATTGTCGTAGATGACATGTAGAATGCGACTTTAATTTAATTACATGACTGTTCTTTGCGACTGGGAAATTCGAGAGCGATGCGAGCAAAGCCAAATGGTCGTGCCGTTTGACCCTGATCTGCTTAACCCGGCGAGCATTGACGTAATTTTGGGCAACTTCTTGATGGTTGAAACCATTTACCAAAAAGACTTGTTGCGCATTGAGATCTCCAAGGCCACTGAAGATGACCCGTTCAAGCTGTTACCCGGTAATTTTTGCTTGGCTGAGACATCTGAAATCTTTAACTTGCCCGACGACATCTCCGCTCAGTTTGTACTCAAGTCGAGTAGAGCAAGACAGGGCTACAATCATCTTCTTGCAGGCTGGTGTGATCCAGGCTGGCATGGAAGCAGACTCACTCTTGAATTGAAGAATGAAACAAAATACACAGACCTCCCTTTGTATCCAGGACTAAAAATTGGACAGATTGTTTTTCATAAAATGAACAATGTGCCGCAAGCAAGCTACGCTATAACAGGAAATTATAACAATCATTTAACAGTCATGCCTAATGTCGCATGAACTGGTACGTCTTTTGGAGCTATATCTCGGCTTTTTGGACGACAGTCATCGTCAACTGCATGCATCCGTCCAACTTCCCGTATTGCATACGGCTGGACCAGTGGCTAATCCCTGCTATAGGGGACGTAATGCGTGCAAGGGAGCCTTACGCCTCTGAGCGCAGAATCCTGCAGTCATTGGATCCTTCCCATGGACTGGCTAACCGTCGAACCCACGCTGGAATCAAGCCTGACCCTTGAATGCACCTGTCGCGGCATACAGGCGGCAACTGACTTGGAGGAGATGCAAAGCCTTTGCATTGCACTCACCAGGCAGAACTGGTATCAGGCACAGCTCTTGCGGCAAGCTGTAAGCCACATCGCTGAGATGGACTACCTGCTGGAAGATCCTATGTAAGCCTCCATGACAGCTTCATACAGCTGCAGAGCCGCCCAGTCCTGCGACTCAGGGAATTCTCTGCGCATGCCGCAGTAGTCAACTTGCCATACAAGAGTGTCGTTTCTCTCAATCACCCTTAGCGCTACTGTCAGCACTTTTCATTTGATGTATGTAAATATCTGCTTGCCATAGGTCATTGGTAAAACGTCTTTTCCCGTAAGGGCTGCAACTACAGTAGCGAGGCTCTCCAATCGGCTCAACACTCTGGGAAATGTAATATCCATCTCCGCAATCCGTTGCGTTTTCAGGGATTTGGCCAAAAGTAGGCGCAGTCTTTTGCGAAGCTTCCACCAGTTAACTTCCCCTCAGGACAGCCAACGTTGCAATTGGCCTTGATCAGCTCCCAGTGTATGCAGTCCATGCATCTTGGCTGCCCATTATTTAGAGTTCTAACGTCTGCGTATAATTGCTCAGCTTGCATCACCGCATCTTGTAATTCAACGGCGGATAGCGTATAACGAACTTTGTCGGATTTTGTTTTTATTGTCACTGACCATCCATTGGCTTCTTGCTTAAGAACCATTCGACCAGCGTGATAGCGAAGAGAAGGCATGATTTACTTGTAATTACTTCGTATTATCTCAGCCTGTTCAATAGCTTCGCTTTCAGTGGCGTAAAAACCACCCCAAAAAACAATCGAACCAGTAAAAAACCACGGCCTGTAGTAGGTATCAACGCCCCAAAGCACACGCTGCACTCCGATAGAAAACTGGTCTCGCCACGGCTGGTACACGCTATGCTTCGGAGGTTCTTTGTCAAAAGCACTGGTGTTCCCCCGCTGCGGACCGGGGGTGAGAAGCGTCAGGCGCGCGAGCCGGTTTCAGTCCGCAACCTATTCAGTCAAGTGACGTACGGCCAAGAGGGCTCGACGTCACGCTCCCAGATGTCCGGGTCAATCGGACGATCTCTAACGTAATCACGGAAGACCTGTTGCAGCTTGGTTTTGTCCATATTGATAGATTTGGCCATAACAGCGACGTTTGTGCGCCCTTGATACAAAGCATTGAGGGCGTCTTCTAAGTTCATGGAGCAAGTCGAGCCTTTCCTAGTCGCTTGCAAATGTAATCGTTCATCACCTCAGGAGCCCATTCTTGCAGCGAGGGAACTATTAAATTACACAAATCCACAATCTCAGCCTGAGCATCTAGCTTTGACCGCAAATCAAGAAAGTGAAGTGCGCTTCTAAGATTGAAGCTGACAACAAAATTCTGCCTAAAGTCAAACGGAATCATGGACCGTGCATGCTCTTCCGAAAAACCCATCTCTAGCTTGTAAGCATACAAATGAGCCAAGTCCTGCGCAGCGCTGACATCAGCGGCCCTAAACTCTTTAGTGTAAGTGTACTTATTGCCTTTTCGGTCGGTGTAATCACCTACGCCCCTGAAGTAAAAAACATCTTCAATATCAATGTCCCCGCAAGCTGCGCGTAATATTCTTGCACCTGTGTACCGCATCGACTGAACATCAAAGCTGATGCCAACTCGATGTGTTCTGGCTTGCTGCATTACGCAGTGCGGAAAACCTGCAACAGAAAACGTTATTGATGGGTGCTCCAGCGGACCGTAGTGGCCACGACCTCCAGCCAACAGGTGTTTGACCACCAGCTCACCAGCGACATTCTCTGGTGGTGGCTCAACATCAGCAACAGTCCCTTCAAAATAGTCTTGATGCATGGCAAGCCACACCAGGCGTTGAGGCTCGAAACTGCGGCTGAGGACTTTGACGTAGAAACGGCGATCCATCATTTGATCACTTGAATAAGGGCATCAGGCCAGCGAGCTTTGGCATAACGCAGAGCAAACCGCTGCGATTCAGCCTTTAGCTGCACTGTCATGGGCCGACAAGCTCTTTCTTGTACAGAAAGCTTGTACAGCCTTGTCTTAGCGTTTTTCTTTGGATGACTAATCCCATCGCCAAATTGAGCGTTGGGATTGTCAAGACTGTGCTTCCTCAAACTCGTGACTCCTTGTCAATTTGCTCTGTTGCGTCAACACGAGCTTGCTCAAATAACTTATCAGTCTTCATCGGACCAATCGCATTTGAAACGGCTTGGCGAAAATAAGACAAGTGATAAGTTTCAAGCCTAAGAGCATCACGTTGCTGCACTTGCTTGATTGATGCGTGAAAACGCTCGCAAATTTTTATCTTCCAAGACAGCTTCATCAGCCAATCACTGTCATCGCCATCTCGCTCTTCATGCATTTTTGTCTGCATGTTGTCGATGGCGATTAACAGCTCATGGTCAAGCTTGGCAATATCAACGCCACTCAAGCTTTCTATTTGGTCAAGGTAAATGACCCTGTCCAAAAATTTACTTTCAAAAAAGACTTGACGCATTTGAGGTAAGTGTATTCAGTGATTCTAAGGCAAGGTTACCTTGATGGCAGCGCCTTTTGAATTCACGTAGGCTAACGGGTTGGCTCTGTGGATTAGCCAAATACCAGCCCGTCCAAGCATTGTAATCTCAGACGGCGGCTTGGCTGGAGGAAGAGGGTGCAGATACTGCACCGCATAGCTTGGTGGCTCGATCAGCAGGACTGAACGTTTCGTGCTGCAACGCAGCATGCTCAACCCAAGGCGTTCAATGATCCGGGACATGTTCCTCAATGATTCTTTGCATGGTCTGAATCAGTTCTAAAGCTTTGTAGTAATCGAGCAGCATCTCTCGACACTGCTCAACACTAAGCTTAATCTCTGATCCCGGTGGAAGGTCGTCAAGGCGCTTCATAGCCCACTTGCGACTCATCTCAGTTGGAGAATCAGGAATTTCCATCATCCAAAAATGTCATCCTCGACTTGAACTTCTTGCCCACCAGTGGCAGACGCCAAATTAGCAGCGGCCACGTTTAATGCAGCAGGATCTTGTTGTGTTTGGACTGCAGGCGCTGGTGTTGCAGCGGCTTCCTTCTGCTGTGTAGCGGCAAGCTTGGTCTTGTAGTCAGGCGTAAAGCTCAATGAAAGAAACTTCTTGCCTGTTTTAGATGTTTTTTGCCAGCCAGAAACACGCACCGGGACAACATAATCATTTATATACTCGTCATGCTTCAACTCAGTGGTGCGCAATGACCAGTGCAGGTATTCAACAAAATCTTTTAGCTGACCCTTAGGGACTGAAAGCGTACCAGTCAATGCTGGATATTCTTTGTTGGGGTCAAATTTGTCGCCAAGATACTTCTTGACGTCATCAACTGTTTGCTTAAAAACATTGCCGCTGAACTTGAAATCCATGTTTAGTCCTGTGAGTTTGTGTTTGCAGCTTCAAACTTTTGAACGTCTGAAAGCTTATAACGGATTTGACCGTTAATCTTTACAAAAGGTGGGCCCTTGCCAGTCAAGCGCCATCTTCTAAGAGTGCTGCGAGAGCATTTCCATCGTTCCCTAAGATCCCTGTCAGTCAAAAAAATCGTCATCGGATTCACTGACCTCCGGTTCAGGTGAGGGAGCAGGCTGTGTAGCCAACATGCTATTTACCTGATCAGCCTTGGTTACAGATGGCGGGTCGACAATTTCAATGTCGGCATCGATAACCTCAACCTCTTCAACGCTCTGGATGCCTAGGATCAAGTCGGAAATGTGAAAGCGGCCAAAGGCCGATGCTGCTCGATATCGCAGCATCGTCCCCGGCATAGTTCGCCACTTGCTGTTACGAGTCCACCCCTCAGCTCTGGCCATCTCAAGCGTGATCTTTGGACCAGAGACTTGCTTGCCTGTGGCTTTATAAACCCCAAAACACTGGCAAGACTCTGGTGTTTCGTCATAGTCAAATGACTCAAACCGACCACATCCTTGAATCAAGCCAATGATGAATTGGCTTTTCCAGCTTGGATGGCCATTGATAACGTTAAGATTCTGCATCACCTGAAAAGGTGACATCCCCATCCGATTGGCAAATTCAAGAGCCACAATGCAGTTACCAAGATTGCCCTGGTAAAGACGCGGAACAATGTCGCTCTCAGCGAGCGACTTGGCAATCCGCTGCGCCGAATCGAATGATTGGATGCTGCTGTAAACCGACTTACTAGAAGTGGTTGTTATCGCAGATTGATCACTCATCCGCAGAGCCCTCAATCATGCCAAGTGCTTCTTCCATGCGAACACGGAGATCACTAAGCTTTTGATTGCTAGGTTCGCGCTCACCACAAAGCACTTGAACAGTGTTTTGCAGTAGCCACTTCATAAACGCTTGGTCAGACTCAAAGCCTGTGCCATCGCGAAGGTCTTTGATTTTTTCGGTGTACCAAGGTGATAAAGCAAAATCAACCTTGACACGGTTTTTGACGCCTGGAACTCTAGCCATAGTAAAAAAAAGTAGTT